ATGATTCAGCATTTGCTCCACAAGCAGAAGAATCTCCTGAATCAGAAGAATAGTATAAATATATAATAAAGTGTTTTTTTGGTACAATGAAACTCATAAGAGAAGAGATTGAAAAGGTAGAAATGATCACCGAAACTGTCGGTGGTAAGAAAAATCTTTTCATTAAAGGTGTCTTCCTCCAGAGTGAAATGGTAAACCGTAATGGTCGGTTATATCCAATGAAGATTATGGAGAAAGAGGTTGGCAGGTATACTAAGGATTACGTTACTAAAGGACGTGCTCTTGGTGAATTGGGTCATCCCGATGGTCCTACCGTAAACCTCGATAGAGTTTCACACAAAATTACAGAATTGAAGCAAGAAGGAAACAACTTTGTTGGTAAGGCACAGATTCTATCTACCCCTATGGGTAAGATAACTGAGTCTCTTTTAAAGGACGGTGTAACACTAGGAGTATCTTCTAGGGGTATTGGTTCTCTAAGAGATTCTCCTAAGGGATACAAGGAAGTTGGAGAAGACTTCATGTTAGCAACTGCTGCTGACATTGTTGCTGACCCATCTGCACCTGATGCATTTGTTCAAGGCATCATGGAAGGTAAAGAATGGTATTGGGATAATGGTGCTCTACTTGAACGTGCAGCACATGAGACACGCAATCGAATTGAACGTGCGGTAGTCTCTAGAGATCTTGAAGAGAAGAAACTCGGACTGTTCCAAGACTTCCTTAACACATTATAGTTAATATAACTTAAATTTCTAATTTAATAAATAAATATAGATTTCTACACAGCAAATCGGAGAAACTTCAAATGTCTAGTGACAAAAATTTACAGGAAATGGAAGCGGGCACTAAGCAATCCAACACTGCCGTGAATGCGAAAGCAGGAGCAGGGGATGCAATGCCCAAGTTAACTACAGGTGGAACGCCTCAAACTTGGGAAGATCTTGGTGGACCAGATCCTACAAACTACAAGCCAGATGACAATTCAGCAGCCCTGAAGACACCTGGTTCTACCCTTAAGCAAGTTAAGGACGTAGTAACTAACCGTAAGGGTAAGAAAGACGGTGCATCAGGTAATGATGTAGGCGTTGGTAAAAAACTCGCAAACGTACCTGAGGAAGAAGAAGTGAATCTAGAAGCTGATCAGGAAGTTGTCGCTGAAGACGAAGTAGCAACTGATGAAGTTGTTGCTGAAGAGGAGACTACTGAAGAGGAAGTCGTTGCTGAAGAAGAAGCAACTGAAGCAGAAGAGACTGCTGAAGTCGTTGCTGAAGAAGAAGCAGTAGAAGAAGATGTAATTGACGTTGAAGAAGACGTTAAGGCACTTCTAGATGGAGAAGAACTCAGTGAAGAGTTCCAATCTAAAGCACGTACAATCTTTGAGGCCGCACTAAGGTCTAAAGTTGCCGAAGTTAAAGAGGCAATGGCAAAGCAGTACGAAGAGTCTTACGAGGAAAAACTCGTAGAAGAGGTAGATGCAATTCGTGGATCTATTGAAGAACGAATTGATTCATACCTAGAATATGTCGCAGAAGAATGGGTCACTGAAAACCAGCTCGCAATCGAGTCTGGACTCAAGGCAGAGATGACCGAATCATTCCTTGCTGGCATGAAGAGTCTTTTTGAAGAACATTATGTATCAATCCCTGAAGACAAATATGATGTCCTTGAGAATATGGTAGACAAACTTGATGACATGGAGACCAAGCTCAACGAGCAGATCGAAAAGAATATCACATTGAACAAGAGACTTGCAGAGTCTGTTGCTCAAGAGATCTTCTCTGAAGTATCTGAAGGTTTAGCACTGTCGCAAAAAGAGAAGTTAGCTTCCTTAGCAGAGAGTGTGGAGTTTGAAAGTGACGAAGAATATCGTGAAAAGTTGGAGACATTGAAGGAATCTTATTATCCTTCAAAAGGATCATCTCCAAACAAAGCAAAAACTGAAACCCTATCTGAAGGGGTTGACGTTGCTGATGGTGGTTATTCATCACAGTCAATGAACGCTTACCTTAAGACACTTTCAGGCATCGCTAAGAAGTGAATTTAAGATTATTTAATTCAAACATTTAAACACATTTAAGGAAACTAGCAATGTTTCAATCAGAAGCCTTGCAAGAGAAGTGGGCTCCAGTTCTCGATTATGATGGTCTAGATAAAATCGAAGATTCTCATAAGAGAGCTGTTACCGCAGTCTTGCTAGAAAACCAAGAACAATTTTTAAGAGAACAAACAGCATTCTCATCTGGAATGTTGACAGAAACACCAACCAACGCAGGTAATGCTGCTGGTGCTGGCGGTGGATTCGGAGC